TAAATTGTTTAAACCTGTTAATCTCTCTTTAACGTAAAGATGCTTTAACTCCTTTTATACAAACATCCCGGAGAATGTTTCAAAAAACATTAAGACTTTATAAGTTTCAAAACTGATCCGTCGTTTGGATGTTGCCACTCCGAATCTCCCATTTTTACATAACCTGTCTTAGCTAAGAGGGCTGTAGCCTCTTCTTCATTTATGAGTTCGTATTGCGTCATTTCTTCCAAAACGGCAATCAGTCTAAGAAACTGTCCTGAGTTTAATGTTTTCATATAGTATATATCGTGGTTGTTGCAATTTGTTTCATAATAATGTAATAATATAATATATTTTATACTAAATGAAACAATGCCCAGAAACGAGCATACAAGAATTGGGTTTCAGTTCCAGGGGTAAGATTACATCGTTTGGGCTAACATTAAAATGTAGTAAGCATCTACAAGGTCATCAACCGGTTTAGGTAATTTCTTGAATTCAAAGGACTCGATGGTTTTACAAAAATTCCAAAAGGGAGAATCACTTAAGGAGTCATTAGCCAAGAAATGTTCCCACATGCCTTCCTTCTTCATGTTGCCTTTTCCAACAAACTTCTTAATAGATGTAGGGGCAATAACTTCCAGCTTTTGGACATCAAAGCGATCAAACATATAACTCTTAAGGATCGAGCTGGCTGATGCTAAGTCAATTAAGGAGTTAGTTCCGAATCTAGATGTTCCATAAGAAGCACCTTCAAAAAATATACTGTAAGGCTGTGATTGGTCCGTGTGTTGTTCTATTAGGTTGCAAATTCCTTCCGCGATATCACGGTGTCTTAAAACCCTACTCATCTCCTGTCTGTCGATGTTTGGTTCTTCTTGGAATATAATAGTTGTATCCGCTAGCTCTGACATTTGAATTTGAAGAGCTTGTTGGGCTTTTGTACCGGTCCCAGGTTTTAAGAATGAAATGAAGTATGGTCTGCCGTTATTTAAAACGCAGATTCCAGGTGAGTTAATAGAAAAATCGATTGCTACTATATTCACTTTAGATGTTCTTACCAAGAGAAGCACCTAAGGCAGCACCTACTAGTCTTGAAGTTAGTAGATCGTAGAATAGTCCTTTTTCAATACCCAGTGTCTTGGCAATAATCTTACCAACTGACTTACCAAGTGCAAAACCTGTTAGACCGCCAAGGATAGAACCTAAAAGGCCCTCATTAGTTACTTCCTCGTTAAAACGATCAAAGTCATATGAACCGTCTTCGTTTTTAAATTCCTCGAAGAATTCTTCGATGGCTCTGTCAATTTTAGCCTCAAGTTCTGGAGTCCATTCTGAATTAAGAGACTCGTTAAGCATAGTCATCTCAGTCTCAGTGATTTGGTTAGATTCTAAATATTCGATAAACGTTTTCATAAATTATATATCAGTCTAGTTCGTTAATAAGATTAAACTTATTGTATGTAAAGTCCACTGAGAATGTTGTAAACTCAGCGACGTTTGAAGACATATTAAGAGATAGCTCATTAATGCTCTTCATAATCGGCTTCTCAAATACAGCAGACATAACGTGAAGTCCTTCTGCATCTAGGATTTGTAGTTTAAGGTCATCAGTATATGGCCTCTCTGTGCTTCTATCGTAATAGTAAAGCAGAGTATCTGTTAAAATCCAATAGTTAATAAAACCATCTAGCAATTGCATTTCAACAGAAAATTCACGATTGATTAAATTTTGTACAGGAACATAACCTCTCTTATACATGATTGTACCGTCATTTGGTGTTTCTTGAACTGGGTCAAATGAAATACCAGGAACAGTAATACCTTGGATTGCATAGTTGATATAATCAATAGGTTCGCTAATGATATTACCAGGCATCTTGTTCAAATAAGGCTTATACTTATCAATAATTGACTGCGGTATAAAAGTTCTCGGGAACTTAAAGTTATAAAGATTGCTCCTAGAATTTAAAATCATAACGCAGATGTATTAAGACTTTGTGCACTTTGTGCAGTAATTTCTGATTGTGCAGTAGTTAATGATCCTAGTACAGTATATGTACCATGGTGAATCATAGTTTTATCAGAGCCATTCTGGACAGATAGTGTATATGAATTTGATGAAGAGGCATTAATTTTATTCTTTGCCTTTTGTGCATTTTCCTGTGAAATCTTAAACATGATTTCGCCATCAGATAAATCCACATCATCATAATTCATAAGGTTATCAATAGAAACACCAGCCAAGTCTAATACAACTTTATCAACACCTTCTAGTGAGATAGAAATAAGATCTTCACCATCTTGTTTTGCAACTTTAAACTTAATATAGTTATCGAACGGACTAAGAACAAGTTGTGATTGACCGTCAGCATAATATACAATCGTTGAGTTATCTACAACTTCATTTTGTGAAACCGTAACGCTAGTAGATCCTGTGACTATATTCATTCTCTCAATAAATGTTGGAACAAATCTAGTCTGGTTATTTGGAAGCGTTGCAAGGTTTTGTGTAATCTGTCTATTCTCAAGAACATTTGGTAGTGTATTATACACCTTTAAAATTTTATTAGAAGCCGGTAGATTAACTCTTTTCATCTTTCTACCATATGTACCAACATCATAAGAAACATAAGATGCTCTTTTAATGATCTGTGTATTATCCTTCTCGTTATAAATTCTAAGAACATAATCAATACTATATGAAACAGCAGATGAGTCATTTAAGATAACAGGTCTAAATGGCATCGGGATATCAAAGTTTTCAGCCTGAACAATACTCATCGAATATGTAACATCCCAGAAAGATGCAACTTGTTCATATACTGTAATATCATGGAACACTTTAATATCGTCTCCCTTTGTAGTAATTCTATTATTAATATAAGTATCGAATGCTGTTACAGAACCATTCCTAGTTCCGAATAATTGGAAGTAATCACCATCAGGTGCTTGGATAATATTAGCAGCGATATCTGCAAATGAATCATCTCTATTAGCCGTAAACGAAATTTCAGCACCTGTATTGATATAATCAAAACCATCAACATCAACAATTGAATTGATCATCTTAAGAGTAACTTCATAGTTACTCATTGGATTTACTGCATCAACACCTGTTCCAAAGAACCATGTTGCAAAATCAGGATCCATATCAACCAATGAAGGAATCTTAACTTCAATAAATTTACTATATAAAGTTTCACCTAAAATAAAAGGTGATGGGTTTTGAATCTCAAATGATGAAGAATTCAAATATACGATAGATGTAAGATATGAAATAACACCACTAACTCTTGGAACACCAACTTGAAACAAGAAACCTTCTAGATCTCTAGCACTAAAATTATAACCAGATCTTAAATGAAGTCTAATAGTATCGTATGTAATAGTATTAGAAGGAATGTCAACTGCATCTGCTTGATCAATAGTTGATGATGTAGAACCGGTCCATGTAGTATTATTATCAATAAAATTATTGGTAGAATCCAACAGAGCGTATCTAGAGCTATTAACATCATCTACAAGAACTGCTTGGTATCTTTCTACAGAACCAGGTCCTGTTTTGATATCGTTACCCGTTTCCTCATCAGCAGTTGCATAAAGAGGATTGGCAGCATCTTGAATTGTAATTTTACCACCTATAAGATTTGGTGAACTATATGTATATAGACCATTTACAGTTGGTGTATAGATTGCTACTGTAGAAGATGGAGTAAAACCAGAATCATTGATATTAAAATCAAGTGGGCTTGAAAGAGCTGAAACATTGAATTTATAAGTCTTTCCAGCTTGTAATATTAATGTCCTATTTGCAAAGTTTTCAATTAGTATTCTATCATACGCTTCAGTTACATCAAAATTTACAACATTAGCACCTAGCTCATGGATCAAATGGCGAGTATCTGAAGCAGATGCTGTTGTATTAAGAACTTTAACGTGAGAACCATTGTCATCAATTTCAATCTGATAGTCTCCAAGAGTAGAAACCGTTTGGTCATGATAGATGAATTCCAGAAGAATGTCCTGGTCTAACTTAGCGTATTTAGATGATTGTGCCATTTTTATTTAGTCTTTTAAAATTGTAGCCATTTTGGTGAATAGCCTAATGTAACTCCAAGCATTGGGCTTACTGCTAGACCGGCCTGTGATGGTGTAAGACCGATACCAACACCAGCACTTATATTCCATCTTCCTTTCTTTCTATATGTATTAAGTTCAGTATCAATAAGTGATATACCCTGAAGCTGTAGATCTTCAAAAGGATACTTAGTACTCAACTTTAAACTTTTCTTGCCATCAATATCTTGAATTGAAAGATATAATTTTACCCTTTGTTCGATATTAATTATACCACTAATTTGATTGTCTACCAATTTACCATTAACAAAAACATATCTAACGTTTTCATCTCCATAATCAGCAGAATCAGTTATAGTAAATGTTGAATCAGAATTAAGAGATCCGTTAAAAATAATACTGTCCTTTTCAACTAATTCGGCCTTTAATAATGTATTTACATCCTTTAACTTCTTATTTAAATTAAGAGCCTTAGAATAATCATTAGCTAATTGCTTATTAGTTTTGATTAATTGTAGATTTGACATTTGATAAGCAGAAACTTCACCAATCATAATACCATTTCGTTGTTTAACAATTTCGATACTGTCAAAACTAGCCATTATATTTGCCTCACCAACACTAACCTCTTGTTCTAGTCTATTAACCTCATCAACCAACGTAGCATTTCTACTACACTGGCCTAAAAGAAGAAATACAATGACTACTAAGCCAATGAATGTAAGATTGTCTCTATTTAAATCAAATTTAATCATTACAAATTAAGGTGTAATTACTGCACCACCATATGTTAATGATGCGGTTCCAAGATAAATCATATAACCAACAACAGTTCCAGGTGGTACAACGTTAACATTTACTAAGTTGCTAGAAGTACTTGGATTGCCTGAAATAAAGTTAGAAGATCCACCTGATTGTGGTTGTAGAACATTTGTTCCAATTGGATTACCATCGATTTCTTCTTCAATCGACATATTTCCTATGTTAGTAGTATGTGTGTGGTTATATGCAGTATCGATATTAAACGATTGTAAGTCATCGATTCTTCCAGCATTCGTAACTACTGTAGTATTAGGATTATAAACTTCAGGAGAATAACCACCAGTACCTTGAATTTCAGTTCTAACGTAACCAAGCGGCATAGCTTCCCTCATATCTGGAGTTTCGTATGTACCCCATGTTCTACCCCAGCAATAATACCAACCTTCCCATGGACCACCACTATTACCTCTACCAACATAATCTTGACCTAGAAGACCTGTAGTTTGCCAGTTAATCCATGTTGGATGTTGCAATACAAATTTAGGAACCATAACAATTGTTCCTACTGGAGTTTCATACGGTGCTTGCCATGTTGCATTACCAGAATTATCTGATGTCAATACATAGCCATCCTGTAAAGATCCTGAAGTATAAGCCAAATTTCCACTAATTTCAAGATTAGATGCAATTTCAGAAGCAGTTTTATCTAGTTTAATAATTTCACCAGTGCCGTCATTTAAAGCGATAGTATCTCCATTAAAAACCCATTTTTGAGTACTTGTACCAAGGGCAGTAGGAGCCCATGTAACAACTCTATCAGCACCATCTGCTGTAATAGAAAGTGTTACATATTCATCAGTATCATCAGTACCAAATTTAGCAAGGTATGGGTGTTCAAACTGTTTAACATAAAGCAACGCATCGCCTTCTTGGTTAGACATACCAAGATTCATAGGAGCATCACCTAAAATTAAAGACGCTGGTCTAGTATATCCAAGTGGTGATACTAAATCATCAGGAATTGGAGTATATGTAAACTTAGTACCATTATCGTTTCTAAACAAATAATCAGTAGCAATACCAGGATCTCCTTGTGGACCAGTAAGACCTAGTTCACCTTTTTGGCCCTTATTGCCTTGAGCACCTAGTTCACCTTTAGCACCTGTAGCACCGATTGGACCACCGCCATTAGCAACGACCTGATCGAAGTTATAATTAATCTTATCTAGTTGATCTGTAGATGAATCAGTACTAAATAATTCTTTAATGTTAATAGCCATTTTAACTGCTTATTTTTACGTAGACATATAGCTCGTGTCTAAAGCCAGGTCTTTTATTATATATTAACCTCACATTTAGAGGTTGCACAGTATCATATTCAAGTCTAAAACTCTTTTCTTCTAAGAAAGATGTGTTTAATATTTCTTGTAAATTAGAAGCATTTAGTACTGTTGATTCTGTAATTTGTTTTGTCTTTTGATTCCAAACTCTAATTTCTTCAATTCCCATTAGTTGAATCAAATTGCTTTCTATGTATTTTATGATATCATCATCTATTGATGTTTTGTCACCATAAGATTGTGATGCATCTACATATTTTTTAATACTGTATCCTGCATTATCATCTTTAAGAATATTAACTAAGTTATTCTTCAAGTAAAAGTCCATCCAAATGTTAGAATCATCTTCAAAAATAATAAGATCTCCAGCATAGTTATTAGAGTCCTTATATGACTTCATTTCTTCTAATGAGTTAACTCTAATAATAGAATTATAATTAGTAATATCATATGCCGCTTTAGGTAGATTTAAAGTAGATGCTAAAAATGCACCTTCTTCACTTGCTGATAGGGTTCCAAAAACAAATGATCTATTAAATTGATTATCGTTCTTAGTATAAAATCCATCTTCCCATGAAGATCTTAAAACATTAATATCCCTTTTATCAATTGCGATTTCACCAATTAGAGGGTATAGCGGTTGATCCTCAGTGGAATTAGAAAGCTTAAGAATACCATCAGCTTTTTCCGGATTAATTTTATGAAAATGCATATCCTCAATCAATCCAAATTTATCATATCCAGCCTCTTGGTATGATGCAAAAGAAATACCTAATCTATTGTATCTATTATAAACTATTTTTTGTCTAGCCTCTTCCTCTGAAATAGACATCCAATCATAATCAATCTTATTATTTCTGTAAAGATCTGTAAATGAAATAACCTTTCTATAGTTAGGTGTATAATCACCGGACATTCTAACAAGTTCTACATTAACAGGAGTTGATCTTTCAGTATTAATATAACCAATGATACCGCTTGAAACTTTATAGCTTTGAGGTTTCTTTGAATCCGCCTCAGTAATTAATGTGGAAGATTTAGTTATATGATTACCATCTTCAATATTAATTATAAATCTATTTGTATTAATAGTACCGTCAGTTTCAACTGTCACATACTGGATATCTTCAGTATTATTCGAGTTAAATATCTCGGCAATGTTTCTTGCTGAAACCCTTTCAAATGTTGTTTTAGCTAGATTATAACCACCACCAATGTAAGTAAAATCAGTATTCTGCCATATAAAAGATGGGAGTGATGTTGGAGATAGGGTCTGTGTATGTGTAGTATCACCGATGGTTCCACCCGGTGCATATATTCTAATAGAATTGTTATTAAACACCTTCTCAACCATGGCTTCCCATGTATAACCACCATAATCAAAATGTAAATAACCATAAGATCCAGAATCATTAACTTGAGTCTGTCTAATAAACGAAGTACCAATACCTTTAACATCTAATGAATCACCAAACCCAATGGCGCTAGAAAAGTCAAGATAACCCTCTAATGGAACTGATGTTGGGCTTCCAGCAGAAGTATAGAAATCCCTCATGTTATAAAGAAGTTTTCTATTTACATAATTGACATCTTCTTCAGTAGTATTAATTTCAATATAAATGGTAACTGTTTTCCATTTCTTATTTTGAATTGCTTTAATACTTAAAGAATCCTGTGGTGTTAAACCTAAATCTAATTGTGTTTGTTTATTATTGTAAACAAGAACCGAACTGAATTTATAATCATTAAATTCAGGTGTATTAATTAGATTTCTAGGATTGTTTTCTACAAATTCCTTACGGCCATACATCTTAACCTTAAGACCTCTAAACATTGTTTCAGCCGGTTGATGTACAGATCCTTTAATAAATCTTGTATACTTACGGTTAATAATAGTTGGTACCATCTCACCGTTAATTTCAATACCTTCATATGTGAAAATCTTGTCAAACCAGTCATTTGAAATATCTATAAGATTGCCACTAGTTAAGTTAATAGACTTTTCAGGTTGAAGGTAACTGTAGAAATCTCTAATAATGTTACCCATGCCAGATGCTGTTTGTGGAACACTAGAGTAACTAGGGTAACCATAAATATAATACCATTCATGTGTTAACGACATAGGATCTCTTCCAGAAATCCCAAGATCTGGCGAAAAGTTAGTTTTACCAAATGCTTCACTTACAGAAAGGAAGTATGGGTTCTCTCTTGAAGTAAGTCCATTTTTATAAACCCATTTATTAATTGTAGGCACAACTCTTGAAACAGTTGATGTCTCCTTAGTATAATTCTCTTGGAGACGATCATATTCATTTGTAATATTATTATTAGGGTTAACTGTTGGTGTAATAGGTTTTAAAACACCTTCTAGTTGTTTAAAGTATGTAGACCAATCTTCATTATATTTTAAAACATCTTCAAGTTGATTAACTTCAACATCAGTTGATTGTTCACTCTCATGTCTAAGTTCTTTAGGTTGTGAGTTTTTAGTACTAAAAAAGTTATAATCAAAATCAATAAAATCAAATGCTTCAAATTTACCAAATTCAATGTATGAATCTTCGTATAAATTTACAGAAGCTTCGAAGTATAAATTGCTAGAAGTCTTACCTGATAGGCATACTCTATAACCATCATTAAATGGATCCTTTACAACCTCTGTAACCTTAATATAATTTACACCATCTTTAACATATGTGTTATTATTAATATCACCGATTTCAGATGCCTCTACAAGATATGCAGTGTTAATGGAAGAACTACCGATGGGTGCGTAAACATTCCAATCAGAATACTCAGTAGTTAAGCCAATATTCTGTTCAACATTATCATAAAGTCCAACCTCTACTTCAACAGCGTTTGTACTATTGGTAGAATGCTCTGCATAAAAAGATCTAAACAATCTATTTCCAGTAGAATAGTTTTCTATAACAATAGAGTTATCCTTTCTAGTTATCTTGAACTGACTGTCTTGAATATTGTTAAACGCAGATAACATCGCAAGTGCAATCTGATTAAGTGATCCTTGATTAGAAAATCTAAGACCAATTGCCTTACCTGCCGGTACACCAGAGTCTGCAAAAATAGTAAACTCATTTTCATTAGAAACTAAAATCCATTCAGATTTAGCAGCTAGTGCAAACTTCTCACCATTATCAGGAGCAGCAACAATATTTAATTTAAGGAAGTCTTTAATATTAGGAAGAACCGACTTGATCTCAAGAGTTTCTTTCCTCTTAACCATGCCTCCTATTTGATCAACTGGAATGCTAGGAACTTTTAGTTGGAATAAAGGCGTATTTTCATTTAATACGTTATAAAATGTACCTTTGTTTTTAACCCATTGTAAAACAGGTTTATTAAGATCCATTGTTGGTAACATTGAAATTGCAGTCAAAGAAGAACTAGATAGATCGAATGTAGTTTCAACCGTAGAGGTATTAATATGTAGGGCACCTTTTTTATAGCTAGAAGTTTTGAACTTTCCCTCAGTATGTGACTTAACATAAAAACCAATATAACGATTTACATCATATGGATCCACTGTTTCGTCATCAAAAATAAATTCAAAATTAATAAGGTTAGCACAAACCATTTTGTTTCGTCTAAACCCTTCAGTAATAAATTGATTATTAAGAATTTCTTGTCTGTCTTTTTTAACAAATTCATTATACATGAATTCAGCAGACTGGGTAAATCCACCCTTAACAAGGTCTATACCATTCCAAGTAGATTTCTCAGCAGACTCAAACGATACAGTAACTGGTGCATATGGGAATTTAGGATCATTAACGTAGTTGTTAATATAGTTACCAAGCTTAGATCCTTTACGCATATCAAATGTTTTAATAAGCGTTGCTTTTTTTAGCATCTGCATGATTCTAGCATTAATGCCTTCAAGATCGTCCGTTAACTCAACTTCTGAAATCGGTTCATCAATTCTATATACCACAAAGTACTCTGGTAGATCTTTATCCAACCAGAGTGGTGCCATGAATCTAATATTATCCTTGTAAAGTTTAGAATCATTTAATCTAGCACCGTAGTGGTATTGCTCCTCATACTGTCTTTCATACTCTCTGTAAACAGAAAGATCAGAAACAGTTCTATAGGTTTCAAATGCTTTACCTAATGGTGTATTCTTGTAAAACTTAGCTAAATCATATGCATAGTTACTATCAGAATCAATAGAAAACTTCTTGTATCTTTGATCTGATAAAACTCTATTTGCACTAATACTATCTAGATACAACGATCCATCAGAATCAACTACAAGTTTTACGTTTGAAGTTAGATCTGGGTTCGTTCTTAAGACTACATTAGACTTATTTTCGAATAAATTAGAGGATGCCTCAAAATTCATGTTAGCCATTAAACAAGTTATATTATTAAGCGCTTAGCTTATATATCCCCTGCTCCAGAGCTTAAGACTTATACTTAGCAAATACCTCTAGATCAAACGAGAATTGATTACCAGCTTTATCAAAGATATCTAAACCGATTTTCTTAGAGTATGTTAGGTTAGTTAAAGTACTAGATGAAATACCTCCAACAAAACCAGTTGCACTATCTGAAACACCAGAGTAGTCAGTCATTCTATATTGGAATACAATATCAATTGATATAGCGTTATTCTCACCAATTTTTATTTGCTTAATGCCTGTGTTATTATCAGCGTTTACAGATAATGATGTTGCAGAAAGAGGAGCAACAAATAAATAAGAACCACATGATTTACCACCTAGTAGATACTGGTCATTAGGCTCAAAAGAAGACTTAACAGTTCTAGATCTTGTAGCATTGTAAAAATATGCAGTCTGTTTAAAACCATTTGCATCAATTGCGTCTAATACAGCGGTCTTAGCATGCACGAATCTACCGCCTGCATCATATACATCAGAATATGTAGTAGTAGAAGATAGGGCTGGGTGATTAGCATGCAAGAAAATACCAGAATCATACGTTGCCGTAGTTACAGTTGTTAGAGGTAGTGTATTAGGCGTTGATCCAGTCCAAGTACCTTCAAAAATGTATTCACCCGCGCTGTTAGTTGGAGTAAACGTAGACACATCATACATACCATATTCAAATGGAATTGCACCAGAAGTATCAAGTAGATTAATATTATTATATACATACAGATCTTTATCCGCTGCAATATTCTTAAATCTAGAATAAGCGAACTGACCTCTTAGCTGACCAGATTGATATGGTGAATCATTAAAATGTGGTAAACCTAAGTCCAATCCAGATACGTTTTGATATTGTACAGGAACAAGGTCATATTTACCAACTGTTCTATAGTAATTATCATTGGCAACATTTGGATCTACTGTAGTAGAAGGAGCTGTACCAAAACCATTATTAATGCTCGTACTTGAGTTATATGTTGGAAGTGTTCTATCACCTATTAGTCTAGAGATAAGTTCAAGTGGAGTCGCCTGTGAGTTCTCAAGGACAATCTTAAATGTTTTAGTAACAATGTGTCCCTTCTTAATAGTTAGGTTAGAAACCTCATCACTATAATATCCTGCAAAGATTTGTTTACTATCATTGTTTTGTATAACTTCAGATGTGCCATCCTCGCGTACAATTCTAACAATAAGTTCACCTTGGACACCTTCAATAATATTGCGAAGTCTCAAAATTTCATTTTGCATCTCATTCAACTTATCGAACAAGTTAATTGGAGACTGTTCAGCAGTTAGGAATCCAGAAGCAATAGAGTTAGCCTCGTGTGCAAAATACTTTTCATTGACAGAGAATGAGTCAGATACGTGGGCATATAATCCAGTTGACTCAAGTTCCTCCATAAGTTTAACCTTAGCAATCTCAGCAGAGTTTTGATCAACAATACTTACAACTGCTTCAGTTGCTTGAGTGCCGTTAGCAAACTCAATTCTAGTGATATTTGACCAATCAGACTCAACAGGATTTGCAGGCCATCCAGCCTCAGATACCGACTTAACACGGATCTCAACAACCTCACCAGATTGGATTGGAATGTCCAACTGATTAATGTTAATAGCCTGACCATCTTCAACGTTCTCAGAATCCCAGTAGTATTTACCAGTTGCTTCGTCCTTAACTCTCTTTCTAACAGGAGTCATAACTTCATTCCAGTTAGAGAAAGCACCAGTCTTTTCTTTACCAGTAGAACCGTCTACAAAAGGAATCTGTGTAATAGGAGCTGGTTTACCATCTGAAGAAAGATATCTATATTGTACTTTAAATTGTACGATCTCCTGATCAATAGTATTCGCTGACTTCTTAGGAGCTGGAATAGTCCAGAAACCTCTAACTCTATATTTAGCAGTTGTGCTCTTTACAGAATTATTATCACTTAAAGATCTGATCTCATTAACAAGTGATGAATAAAGTTTTGACTCAGCTGCTCTTTGATTTAGGGCTGTTGTAAGCTCGTTTCTATCACGATCTCTTTCAACTGCTGTGTTATACTTCTTTGTAGCGATAGTTGCTCTACGAGCGGATAGATCCTCGTCAAGCTTCTTAATATTCTCTTCTGCAGTAGTCTTGCTAGAATTAATCTTTTTAATTTGCTCAAATGCATTATTAGATGTTAGGTGAGCATTGACCTGTACAACTTTAAAGTTATTGCCTTCTAATGCTGGAGCATCTGGAATAACACCAAGAGTCGATGGTGGAATAGAATCATCCTTAAGAGCCTTGATTAGTTGACCGAAGTCAGCAACCTGCTCCTTGTAGTATTGTGCAAGATTTTGCACTTCACCATTTGGAAGAGTGATAATAAGATCATTAGTATAGATCGCAGTACCAGGAGACCAAAATTCAGCCTCTAGATTTGAGTCCGGATCAACCGGCTTAATAAAGATTGCAACTCTCTCATCAAAACCAACATTAACGTCAATCGCAGAATATGCCTCTTTATTTTTGTATACTTTTAGTTGTGCGTTGCCAACTTTAATAGCTTCATAACCCTCTAGAAGAAGTAGTTCATCTTCTAGTGTGTCAGAGTTTAGAGCAACAATACGGTACTTTGTAGAATTAGTACCTGAGTTTACCATTAGTTCATCACCAATCTTTAGAGACTCAGTATCAGTTTGAGACTTCTTAGAATCTGTATATGTGAACTTGTTTAGGCTATATAGTTTTACTGACTTAGTAATCGAAACACCATCAACAACTACATTTCTTTGAGCAGTCTTAACTTTAGAAACATCAAATGAACCAGCATACTGTGTAGATCTTACTGGAGCATCGATAACTTCTTCGTCAATAATATAAGCAACATTATTAGTTTCTAGATTAGAAATAAGGCTGTTGATCTCTAGAGAATCAGAACCTTTAATATTATTATCGAACCAATCCGTAGAAGCAGGTGCCATAGCATCGATGATATATCTTCTAACCTTGATCTTTTCAGTATCAGCAGGAACTTGACCTGCTACATCAAGCTGGATGCTTAGTAGTGGATTTAGGAACGACTCAAAGAAATTGTTTGACTTAGTAACAAAGTTTCTTGGAGCTGCAATAGATGTTACAGAATTTGCAGGTGTTTTTAGCTTAGATTTTTGAATCTGTCTAAATGTACCATCAGCCATTCTAACAGCTGCATCACCTTGACCTAGACCAGATAGAGACTTAAAGTTCTGATCTAGTCTTTCAATTTCACGCTTCAAATAACCAAATGCTGGAACTTGTACCGTCTTAAGATTACCAGATTGGTCGAACAGGTCAACCGCAACTGTTTTCTTGTCAGTAGTAATCGCTTCGGAAATCTTTTCATAAGTTTCCAAAGAGTTCTGGTTCATTTCCAGAAACTGTCTAATGATTTGTGAAATACTGTTATTTGCCATCTTATCTTAGTACGTCTGTCGCGAATGTTAGATTTAAAGCATCAACACAAACCATTTCAATGTAAGGCTTAGAAGAGCTCAATTCGCTAGTAACGATTGTAGCAACATTCTGCCATCCACCTTTTTTGTCTGTATAGATGTTGATGTTATAACCATCCATGTTTAATGCACTGTCAAATACAATCTTAAATGATTGACCTGCATTCCACTTAGATAGAGAATCATCAATGTATATATTTACGTCCTCAGTAGCTGTAGTATTTGAGTTAACCACTCTAAGCATATTAGAGAATGGCTTCAATCTAACAAACATACCATATTGATCTGCTGTATTAGGATCAAATGCATCAATCTTAACACCAATAACGTTGTTATTATTATCCCACTGGAATAGTGCAGGTAATTGATAACCCCTATTAGCATTGTGGATTTTAATCTTATTAGGTGTAGATTTATCTACTTCAATACCTTCACCGTTTGCAATAACGTTTGTATTATATTGAACTTCTGTAGGAATAGTTCCGTTTACAATGCTATTAATTCTTCTATTAATCTCAGTGATCATATCAAGCAGAGAAGCTTCATCCGCATAATTAAGTGAAGCATCTTCTACTTGCTTTTGAAGTGAAGCAATTTGAGCTGACATTTCTTGAGCATCTTCAGAAGAAAGAACCATGTTCTCCATAACTTCAAGTCTATCAAGAATGCCTGCATATCTGTCATTAGCTTGATGAAGTAACTTAGTTGCGTTCTCAAGAACAGATGTAGTGTCGAAGAATAGATCCATAGAGAACGTTGTAAAGTCGTTGATTGAGTTCTCAACGCCGACGTTATCTAGAGATGTATTGTATTTAATATTTAGCTTTAAAGAGAATGCATTACCATTAAGACCAGTTAACGAATTAGGCTTGTACTTAATTAGCTCTCTAATATTACCATCCTGGAACTGATCTAGCAATAGAATACCATATAGGTTTGTTGCTCTGTTTCCAGGGTTTGTTTGTGAATATAAATCGTAATAAACTAGGATTGCATTAAATGTAAAATTACCACCTCTTTGTGAAAAATCATGAAGAGTATTAATAGATGAATTTACATTAACTGCATAATAGCTAGCCTCGTTAAAATCGATTCCAACAGCTGGTGTTGTATTTGTATTAATATCGTATATTGGAGTCCCAGCATCGATATCATGTAGTGCCAATACACTTAGATTATCAGGGTGGCTAGATCTGCCATTGATATTAGTTCCAGGTGTAAGAGTTAGGCTTGTTGTATTGTAAGTATCTTCTTTAAGTAGAACTGTTGGCGTATAACCAACTGAAGTAGGTACGTTAATAAATACTTCTTGGTAAGTGTTGGCCGCGTAATTCTTATCATTGATTACGTCAATTGTGCCAAGGTACTTAATAAGTCTAGTATAATCACTAGCTGTACCAGATGCATTTGGAAGCTCTACATATCTACCTAGTGTAGATAGAGCTTCTGATGAAGATGCAGTCTGGATTTTGAAAGAATCTAATGCAGACAGATATTTAAAGAAAATCTTTTCTGCGTCAGATTGATAAATTGTAGGATCAAAGTCATCGTCATTTCTGATAATCTCTTCTAAGTTAAGAGCGTAGTTCTGGAATGACATTGACCAGTTTTCATTATCGTCAACTGAAAGCGTAGGAAGTGACCATGGCGTAGCCCCTTCATACAGGTTTTCCCATTTGATAGAATTAGCTGTTGTAGCCGCATTAACTTCAGGAAGGTCTAATAAAGCATAGTGAGAGAACTCAAACTTTAAATCTGGGTCTCCTTGAGCTCTAGTTAAATCCCTAGCAGCAGATGCAAACGCGAACATTGTTCCGCCTTGCTCTTGAACTTTTCTTACTAATGGTGTTGCCATTTAATGCCTAATTATTCTTTTATCGGCCTAAGCCGTTTTATTATACGATAGCTGTGTTGAACGAACCTAGGATATACCAAGATGTACCGATATATCTTAAAGTAAGAGTACCGTATTGTGCAATATCGATTGATGTGTTTACTCCAGCAATATTAGCAATAGAAGCAAATTGAACACCTGCAGCATCGTTTGCAATAAGGGTGATTTGTTGACCATTAACACCAGCATTAAGAGTAATCGGTGTAGCCGATGAATCGATCATGTATGTGTTAGCATCAAAGCCAAGCGCAGCAGGCATTGATGTAGTAATAACTTCTTGATCATAAATAACTGCGTCATTAAATGTGATCTCGCCTTCAACTGTAGTAGCTGCTGTAAGAGTGTTACCAGATGTAGCAAACTCAGCTGCTAGACCAGAATTAACTAGTAAGCTATTAACTTCAGCTGCAGCAACACCAGTTAAGTTACCAGTTACAGGGTCAAGAATTGAAGTTACTGTGTTCAACTCGTCGTTGATTGCAGTAAAGTTATCGTTCAATGTAACTCTAGATGCCGATAGGCTATCCGTACCTTGAATTGTTGTAATTGTCGCCATTTGTTTATATTTTATTTAATCGTTAGTGCGTTTTTAACTAATTTGTTAGTGTTACCGTTAACATCAGTAACTTCAAGCTCAAGAGTATAATCGCCCTTGTGCTCAAAGAGATATGTTAACCACTTATTACTGTAGTATATATCCTCTACTTCTTTACTAGTATTGTATAGTTTCCAGTCGTATTTTAGCTTACCAGGCATTCTTGACTTATCTGCAGAGAATGTCATGTGAGTTAACAATTCAATTTCTGCATGTGCCTCGGCAATTTGAACATCATTATATGTTGGGTTATTTTGAACATATTGATTAGCACCTTCAATAGTAATTGTACCTATGCTAGCTAATGATTGGCCAACAGTTTCAAAATCATATGATGAAGAATACTCTTTACCTACTGCAATAATATATGGACATTCATCAAGAATGGTATCACCATTTGTATCAACAAATACAGGGTTATATGTAAACTTAGAAATAATAGGATCTGTTGAATT